GATATGGTAGAAAAAGACAAATTAGATTGGTGTTATTACTTTAAAAGTATTTTATGGAGACCAAATAATTCTGGCTGGATTAGACTTTGTTCTAAAAATAGTATTGAAGGTTTTTCTATAAGTACAAAACAAACTAAAGTTAGAGATCACTATAAAAAAATCGCAGATTCAGGTGTAGAATTTTATACTTGTGACGATGACGATTTAGATAAAGAATATGGTATGTATTACGGTAATCTAGAGTTTGATCCATTAGATATTATGGAATCTTACAGCGGACATACTAAAATGTTTCATAAGGAGAATGGCGAATGGCGACAACTGTAAAAGTAACATTTAGAATATCAGTACCAGCACAAAAAGAATTTAAGATTGTCGATAAAGAATTATGGAAAAATTCTAAAAATGATTTTGTATCTGCTTTAAACGATGAAGACGGTAAAGAATTAATAGTTTCTGACTATTTAGAAATGTATGGCTTAGAACCAATTGATGATAGTTATTCAGAAGATGATCCTAATCGAGAATTTGAATGCATAGAAAAAATTATAGATGAGACAGGTAAAAGTATATGAATAATGAAGATAATTTTTTATTGTTTATATTGATATTTAGTTTAATATACTTAATAGCAATACTAACTAACTAAAAAAGGAGAAAGCAATGGCGTTAATTAACTTACCTGACTTTGTAACTAAGAAGGTAGATATGTTAACTGCAGCAAGAGAGTTTAAAGCTGCAATTGATAAAAACTGTAAACGAATGGGTATGGACCCTGATTGGGAAACTAATATTATGTTATATAAAGATTACAACAGTGATAGCGATAGCGATAAAATTATTGTTGTAAACTTCGAAGCAGGACCATTTGATTGGGGTGTAGGTTATTCTTTAGGTAGCCACCCTAAAAGTTATAACATGCATAAAAATATTCAAGATTGGTATTTAGAATGTTATTATGGTTTTGATGTAATGTTTACACCTTTAAATTTAGATAATGCTCCAAGTTTCGAAGCTTTTACCGCAAAACCAGCACCATCTAAAGGTATGTACCCTAACTTTGATATAAGAGAGGTAACTCATGCTGGCTGAATTATTAACAGGAGCTTTTTTAATACTCATAGTTATTGTAGGTCTTTTACTATATATTATTAAAATTATAGAAAGACACGATGAAAGAAAGTTATCAGAAAGACTTTCTAGGTATCATAGACCAGGTGATAGTTTTGATGATGTTCGTTTTAAGGACTATGAGAAGTAAAGAATTGTCTTAAAAGGTAAATTTTTAATTATTCTAAAATTATAAATAAAAACTAACAAGGAGAATAAAATGATAACAGATCACAATTTTGACTGCAGTGGCTGTCTTAAATTTAATACTAAAAAAGACATTGAGTTTGTATTTGTAAGTACACAACTTACTGGTACTTTTGAAGGTGTATCTGCTACATTCGAAAAGTATCTTCAATCTATGTTTAATTCAATGATAGATAATTTTGATTTAGTAGAGCCTAAAACTAAAAATGCTATGTATGAAATAACTTCAATTAAAGAGGAGAATAAGTAATGGACGCAAAATATAGAGGCTTTGAAATAAAGTATTTAGGCGGTGGTTTTCAACTTTATGAAGGTGGGTTTCTTAAAGAAACTCATTCTTGTCAAGACGATACTGCAACTAAAAGGTATAAATCAATGCAACGAATAGATGCTATACATCGTCATCGTAGACAAGAAGATGATAGAAGTATTGAAAGAGTAGATGCGCAAGTTAGAGCAACTAGAGATATGGGAGTATAATATTGTATTAAAATGTTTTTAATAGTTTATTCTGTAATTATAACTAAACTTATAAAGGAGAAAGCAAATGAATAAAGATATTAAATTTTGTAAGATTCAACTTAAAACTTGCAAAGAAGGTATGAAAAGTTTCGTTTATGAAGATACTTATATTACCGATCCTACTCTAGACGAAACAGGAAAATATCCAGTAGACCCTAAAAAATATTACAATCTTACTGATTCTCAAGTAGAAGAAATGAGAAAAGTAAATCTTCCAATTCTTGAGAAAGATACAGATAATTATAAAGAAATAACAGGGAGTAAAATATGACTGACGATATAGAAAAAACTTGTGTTATTTGTAATAAAAAATTTAATGGTTGGGGTAATAATCCATCACCTATTAAAGACGAAGGTGAATGCTGTAATAAATGCGACAACGAAATAGTAATTCCAGCTAGAGTGGAGAAAATGTATGGCAAATAAAAAATTTTGGAAATTAGCTGTTTATCGTACTGATAGATTATTAGGCGGACACGAGGAAGGTGGTTGGTATTATACTGCTGGTGAGAGAATTAAAGAAGGTAAACTTAACTTTAATGATCCTCGAAAAGCTTTTCGTGCTTGTCATTTATTTAATAAGTTATTTGGTAAAAAATGGAATTCGATAGAATACGGTATATCTTGCGATGTTTATTATCGTGGAACACCAGATTATTTTCCTAAGCATAGACCTTATTATTCTTAATATTGTTTTAGAAGGTTAATTTTTTTATATTCTTATTTTATATAAAAATAACTAACTAGGAGAAAACGATGAAGATAACTGCTTACATACCAGTACAATTTTATAATTACGAAGATATTAAAATTGATACACTAGATAAACTTAGGGAACATTTATTTTTACCGCCTGAGGATTTTAGAAATTTAAAAGATTTAACTGAGGCAACACAGAATAGAAGTAAGTTAAAAAGGTTTCCTATATATTTAGATAAAAAACAAGCCGAATGGGATTCTACTTTCTTTACTGGAGCTGAGGAAGGCGACTATGGGAAAGTATTAAAAGTAAGTATTAATATTGAGGAAGTAGTTTACAATCAGTTAGAAGAAGAACAGCAAATTCTAAATAAAAATGTTTAATTGGGATTTATTTTTTTTATTCTTAATTATTAACTAACTAATAAACGAGGAGTAACTATGGATAAGCTAAAAAAAATCTTTGATAAAATAGATAAAACAGCACTAGGAGAATTAGATTTTACTAAAGAATTACCTTGTGTTGGAGAAATAATAAATCACGTAGATAAATCACATGGAAAAATATTCCATGACAAAGAAGGAAATAAAACTTTTTACGAACAATATGACGGATATTATATAACTACTTCAGCGTGGGAAGGTCTACATGATGTCAACGAATTTATTTATTTCATTAAACACTACGACTTAAATGTTTAATTAGGCTTATTATTTTTTATTTTTATTTATTAACTAACTAATAAAAAAGGAGTAATTATGGATATATCTAAAAAAACGATTAAAGGATACATCGTAAATAATATAGACTTTCAACCAAAAAAGACAATCGAAAACGATCCAGTATCGTACATGGCCTTTCCAGCTCGTTTCGATTTAGACTTTGATACAGATAAATCTCAGTATCGAGCAATTTCTATCTTTTTAAATAAAGAGGACGCCTTAGAACACTGTGATTTTATTAAAAGTAATTATGGTGAGACAGCTATTATCAAAGAAGTAGAAATTAATATTAAATAGGAGAAAACGATGCTTCAATATAAAAATAAAAATGGTGATACAATTAAAAAATACGAAGATGATTGCGATGAAGGTGATTTATTTTTTAACGATAAAAAGGTTGGTATTTTTACTATAGAGCACGATAGTAAGCTAGGAAGTTACTATCATATTACTCTTAATAATGGGAAACAATTTCACGATCATTACTTCGATGATTACGATTTAGTTAATGAAATAGATAAAATCAAATAGTTTACATCAGATAATTAATCGCTATATTGGATAAATATGGCGATAACTATAGACCAAATCAATCAACAAATAGAAGCTACTTTATCCTCAATGGAAAAGAAGTTCTGTGAGGGTATAGCACAAGGAAAAGGTAAGAGAGAAGCGGCTGTTTACGCAGGTTACTCTGAAACTTCAGCTCACGTACAAGCTGCCCGCAACTTAAAGAAAGATAAAATTATCCAGTATATTGATAGATTGCGTGCTGATACTAGGCGCTTGACCAGTGAATCTATATCCAAAGAGGTTGAAAAGCTAGATAAACTGTATGTTGAGGCTAGTTCGAAGAAACAATATACAGCAGCAGTCAATGCGATAAGACTTAAATCTCAGTTGTTGGGGTTTCTTGTTGAAAAGAAAGAAGTTCAACACTCAACCCTAGACACGATGAACGATGATGAGCTGGCCAAGTATCTTGATCAAATCAAATCAGATCATAATTTAGATAGTTAGTTGTTGCTGTCTGTTGAGGACGGATTGTTGAAACTTGTTGAAATAGCTCTAGTAGGATCAGCCTGGATCCTCGAGGCTAGGGCGCAGGGCGGATCCGCAAGGATCACGAGATATAAAAAATTTTTTTAAAAAATCCCGACTAATCACGTAAAAAAACTATCGTCACGATTAGACGATAAAATTACTAAAATTAAAAAAAAGAGTTTTTTAAGTATAGAAAAAATATAAAAGAAAATTAATTATTAATTAAAAAATATAGAAA